CGGCGCTCGCTGCTCTTGATGACCACGCCGCCGGCGACAAAGGCGTACCCGATCTGCGGGCCGGTGCGGGTGATGGGTGCGTGCTGCATGGGTGCTCCCTCCGTGCCGCGGGGTGCGGCGTGGGGAGAGCATCACATATCGTGTTTTCCTATGTCAACACGTTGCGTGTTTGTCAGTCGAGCAGGCGCGCGTCCACGGTGTCGGCCGCGTGGTTGAAGCGGCAGCTGTAGTTCTGAGTGCGCCAGTCGGTACCGGGAAGGCGAATAGAAAGCGCGTCGCCTGTCAGCACGAGCGTGTCCAGGGTCCCGGCGGTAACCCTTGGAAATGCCGGTCGTTCGGCGCCGTCGTGCCAGCGGTACTCGCCGCGCTGCTCGGCGGCGTACGCGACCGCAAACCTGCAACGCACGTGCGCGTTGCCGCGCTCAGCCAAGCACGCCGGGCTTCTTGCGCAGTGGTCTTCGCGGCCTTCCTCTGGCACATCGGACAGGCCGGTGACTTTGCCGAACAGCCAGACGGCTGCGGCTATCGCCAGCAGGACCGGGATGAGCATCCGGCTCACTGGGCTATTTCTCCGCGCACCACGCGGCCCTGTCGAATCCAGAACTCGCCTGCGCTCCGCACCTTTGCTCCGAAGGCGTTGGTGTTTCGCCAAGCACATACGACTCGCCAGCCTTCCAGCGTGGGCCTCGGCAACGTGCAGTTCTCGAACTCCAAGCTGTCAGGGTCGCCAAGGCGGGCCTCTAGCCAATCCTGAACCTCGTAGTAGGCGCCGTCCCAGTTGGAGCGGATCGGCGCAGGTCCGTTGGCTTCCTGCGCGCGCAGGCTCCTTTCGTGGGCCGCCGCGGCATCCGCCTTGCTCTGCGCTTGTCGAGCACGCACAACCTGATCGACCTGATCCGGGCAGGGCTGGTCCTGGTAGACGGTGCGGCCATCAATCGTGCAGCGGTTCGCGGCTGCAGCGGGCTGTGTTGCGAAGGCGAGTGCGAAGCACAGCAGGGTGGTGGGGCGCATGGCTACAGGCTCACGGGAGTCCAAACTGCGCGACCGATGATAGCCACTGCGGCCTCGCTCAGCTCGAAGGGCGCGTACATGGGCGCCGAGTTGTCGCTGCGGACGCGCAATACCCCGCCTGGCAGCTTGTCCAGGCGCTTTAGCAACAGCTCACCGTCGATGCTGAGCGCGTAGATCCGGCCCGTCTGCACGCGCCTGCCTGCGTCGCTCGTGTCGATGACCACTGGCGCGCCGTCCTGAATCGTGGGCTCCATGCTGTCGCCCTTGCATCGCATGGTGAAGTGCGTGTGGGGGTTCCAGCCTTGGCTGCGGAGCCAATCGCTGCGAAACGGGGTGCTCTTGTCGGTTCGCTCGACGGCCTCGACCGAAGGTCCGCCGTTGCCCGCCGAAAGGTAGGCATCGAGGTGTTGCAGGAAGCCGAACTGGCCCTCGGGCAGATCCTCGGGGCGGTCCCAAGTCGAGATGGGACGTAGATACCCCTTCGGTGGCTCGCGCATGGTCGCAGCGCCCGGGCCGGTGGTTTCAAGGATCTGGTCAATGCTGACGTTGAGCGCGGCCGCGATGGCGTGCAGGTCTTCGATCGAGGGTTCGCGGTTCGACTTGCCTTCGGACTCGTAGTTGCCGATGCGGCTCTGGCCCCAGCCCAGCTTGAGGGCGAGCTGCTGCTGGCTCAGGCCCTTGGCCTTGCGCAGTTCGCGGAGACGGGTAGCAAGTGCAGTCATGCCGCTATTGCATCACGCGATGTGTTCGCCCACGAACACGAGGGGTGTTGACCACGCAAACACGTTTCGTGATACTGCCTGCATGGAAACCCCCCTCGATAAGGCCATCCGGCTCGCAGGCGGCGTCACCCGCCTCGCGGAACGCCTCGATGCTGTGCAGGGCACCGTCAGCAACTGGCGGCAGCGCGGCATCCCGCTTGATCGCTGCGCCGACATCGAGCGCGCCACTGGCGTGCGCTGCGAAGAGTTGCGCGCTGATGTGGACTGGGTCCGCGATGCCAGCGGGCAGGTGACGCACTACCAGGTGCCGGTGGTGCAGCAGATAGCCCAACCCACCACCCCCGCGCCCAGCGCGGCCGAACAGAGGGCGGCGTGAGATGAACGATGACTTGAAGGCGTTTGCCCAAGGCCAGTGGCGTGCCCTGGCAGCCGCGCAGGCGCGCGGCCCCGTTGCGCCTGAACGCCCCGTGCAGCTGTGCCCTGGCTTGTCGGCAAGGCTCGGCTTTTGGCTGGAGGCCACCGACCCGGCACCGCTGCGACGGATTGTTGAGCAGCTGAAGGCCCTGGCGTCGGCGTCCGGGCCGGCAGCGCGACTTGGTCGTGGTCGCGCTACCGCCCGGTACGCGCTCGGGCGCTCCGTCCCGCCTTCTCCGGTGTTGGCGTTCCTGCTTCGGCCTATTTCGCCTGCAGCAGGGCCATGTACTGCTTCAGGTGCTCCAGCGCGCCTTCCTGAACCTGTCGCGCGTCCGGGGATCGGCTTACCAGATTGGGGATCTGATCGATGATCGATTGGATGGCTGCGAGCGCCTTTTCCTTGTCTGGGTGGGTTTCCAGCAGGGCTTGCGAGATCAGCCCTTCGGCCATGGTGCGCGCCTCGATTGCATCGAGGCGGGCTGCGATCAGTTCGATGGCTTCTGCAGTGAGTTGTGTTGCGCTTTTCGACATGGCGCCCTCCGCTGGGCTGGTTGGTGTGGAAACCCCAGCGTACCAGCGGCAGGGCGCCGCTTCTTTCGGAGGTTGACAGATGCCCCTGGTGACAGTGGTGGCAGGCAATGGTGCGGGCGCGACGTGCGAGCTGCGCGTGGCGCTGTACCGCAGCGGCTGCATCAAGCAGCGGTGGACGGTCGAGCAAGAGGGCGGCTTTGTCCGCATCCGCGGCGAGGACGTTGGCATCGTGCTGGTGGGTTGCTGGGATTGCCCCTCTTGGGCGCCGGTGAACCCCGCGACGGGCACGGAGTACTTCAAGATCGCCCGGGCCGATCTGCAGTTCGCGCTGGAGCGTCTCGGCGGCGTCGTCTGCTTCGAGACCGCGCCGGAATTGGCGCCGTTGAATCCGCATGAGGCAGGAAGCCTGCAGCAGCGGATTCTGGAGGCGCACACGCGGCTTGTTCGGGCGCAGCTTGAGCTGAAGCGCCTGGAGATGGAGAGGTTTGTCGGGCCGCGTGGCGATGTGGAATCGGATGATGCGGATGCGAGCGATCGCGTGCACGAGCAGATGAATGCGGCGGTGGCTGCCGTCGACGTGACCGCGTGCGGCGCCACCGTGACCTACAGGATTCGCGGCGGGGAGCGAGAGCTCGAAGCGAGTGCTTCGGGTGTCGATCCTGCTGAGATCGAAAGCGCCGTGCGTGCCCTGCGCCGCGCGCTGTCGGGCAAGGCCTGACCCATGTCCCGCCCCTCCCTGCAACGCAGTTCCGCCCCCGCCCTGCGCGAGTGCACTGCGACCCCCTGCGCGGTGCGCTTGGGGGAGGGGTGGGGCTTCCTTCGTCTGTCTTCCGTGCTCATCCATGGGGCCTATCGTCGGGCTCGACATGGGGAAACACGGGGACGCATCCTTCCCAAAGGTTCCCCATGTCTGCGCAGCTGACTCTGACGCTCGAAGAGGGCATTTCCCGCCGGCACCGCAACCTGCGCGAGTGCGTGGCGGCCGGTGTGTATCAGCGCGGGCTGGCGCGCACGGCGGCCGATATGGATGTGGCGCCGTCGAAGCTGAGCGAGAAGCTGAGCGGGGGCACGGGCGACCGGGTGCGCGATGTGAGCGTGTCGGAGTTGGAGCGCTACATCGATGCCACCGGCGATATGGGCCCGGTGCACTACCTGGTCGACAAGTACCTGCGCGAGCCGTCGGCGGTGCAGGCCGCTGCGATGGTGCAGATGCAGCAGCAGCTGCAGGCGCTGGTGGCGTCGATGCAGGCGGCGGGCGTGGCTGGGCCGGTGCCGAAGCGGGCGCGCCGCTGATGGCTGCGCCGAAGCGCCAGTGGCTGAGTGCGGGCCGCTGCATGGCGTTCGCGCTGTGGGCGGTGGAGCACCGCGAGCTGGCGGAGGATGTGCACGCGGTGCGGGCGGCGATGCGCTGCACGGAGCCGCAGGCGCATGCGCTGATGCTGGGGCTGCGCGAGGCGCGTAAGCGTCCGGCGCGGCCGCCGAAGGCGAGGGCTGTGCGAAGGCGGGCGTTGCGCGCCGCTGCTTTCGAGGGCGGTGGAATGCTGCAGCGGCTGAATGCTGTGGATGCGCTTTCGCGCCCTCTGTCGCCTGCTGAAATGCAGGACGCGGCGCAGTACTTCGCTGGGTTTCGCGTGGTGCACGGCTCGCAGCCTGAGCAGTTCGATGTGGAGCCGGATGTGGCGGCCTACGTGGCGGCGTCTGTGCGTGCGGCTGAGCTGCGGGCGCAGGCGGCCAAGCCGGCGCGCTGCTTCGATGGGCACCGCACCTGCCAGCACGCGCACCTGGGCATCGGTGGGCAGTGCGAGGCGGGGCGCTGTCTGGTCCACGAGCACGATCGACAGGTGGCCGCGGGTGTGGAGTTCCCGGCCCATGGGTAAGCGCCGTCCGAAGCTGAGCCCGCTGGGCGACAAGTCGCGCCGGCCGTTCGCGCTGCCGCACGTGGCGCGCAAGCAGCGCGAGGCCGAGCGCAAGGCGTTGCAGGCGCTGACACCTGAGCAGGTGGCGCATCAGCTGCAGCGGGCTCGTGAGGCGCTGCAGGCGGCAGGGCTGGAGCGTGAGGCTTGAGCGGTCCCGACGGTCACTGGTACGCGGAAGAGGATGCGGCGCTGCACGAGCTGCCGCTGATCGCGAGGCTGATCTATCTGCAGGGGCTGCGGCGCTTCATGTGCGGGCGGACGTTCCGTGTGGGTGAACCTGGCCGGCGCACGGTGACCTACCGCAGCCTGGCCGAGACGGTGACGGTGCCTGCGGTGCGTGGCCGCCATAGCGGTGATGAGACGACGCCCAGCGAGAAGACGATCCGGCATGCGCTGGATGTGCTGGTGGAGTCGGGGCTGCTGCAGCGCGTGCCGGGCTTTCAGGGGCGCCTCGTTTTTCGGTGCGCGATCGCGGCCCAGTGTCATCAGGTCCGCAGGATGAGGGGCGGATCAGGGGCGGGATCAGGGGCACCCATGAGGGGCGGGGAGGAATCCAGCAGTGATGCGGGTTTCGAGCCGATGAGGGGCGGGATGAGGGGCACCCCTGATGCGCCGATGAGGGGCGCACAACAGAGAACAGATAACAGCTACTCCGTAGTAGAGCCTGAGGGAGAGGGTGAGTCCTCGCGCGTGGCGCCGACTGTGGCCGGTGCGCTGTGCGCGCGCCTGCGGGCCTTGGGCGTGGGGAGGCTGAGCACGGCGCATCCGCGCCTGCTGCAGGCGCTAGCCATGGGCATCACCTCCGAAGAGTTCGAGGAATGCGTGCGCAAGCGGGTGGAAGCAGGCCATGACCCGCCGAGCCTGCCGTGGTTGGCAGAGGCGGTCATCGGCAAACGGCAGGACAGGCAGAGGCAACTGGCACATGGCACTGAAGCGGGTTCAGCTGGACAGCGGCAATCCTCAAGCGAGCGTGCAGAGGCTGCGCTCCGACACGGGGACGCACTCGCACGTGAGCGGGTCGCCGGTCACCTGCGGCTCATCGCTGGCGGTAGAGCGGCGACGGGCGATCCTGCGGGAGCTGTGGACGCGGATGGCTGGGATCTATCCCCACCGCTGGACGTCGGCCATGGGGATCACGCCTGAAGAGCCCAACGGGGCGCTGCGCGTTGCCGGTGATGAGTGGGCGCGGGCGATGGTCGGGCTGACGAAGCCGCAGGTCACTGCAGGGCTGGATGCCTGCCGGATGAGCGGGAGGGATTGGCCACCGTCGTCGAGCGAGTTCCGCGCGATGTGCCTGGGCATCCCCGAGCTGAACGTGGTGCGGGATGAGATCGACACGCGCAGCTACTCGCGCTTCAGTCTGTTGGTACTGCGTGGTGGCGTCGACAGCAACGGGGTTCGGTGGCCTGGCCTCGACTGGTCGCGCTATCGCAGCGAGCCGGCTAAGGGCGCGATGGCTGTGCTCAAGCATGCCTACGACCGAGCCCATGACCATGTGATGCGAGGCGGCCAGCTGCCCGAGCTGCCCGTGGCCGCGATCGAGCAAGAGCCGCGGGAGTTCAAGCCAGCCGACCCGGCCAAGGTGGCCGACCACTTCGCCCAGCTCGAGCGCGTGCTCGGCGTCGGCCGGCCCGACTCGCCCGGGGTGCCGGCGTGAAGGCGAACCTGAACGCAAATGTGAAGACGAACCTGAACGGGCGGGTCCTCCCTCGGTTTTGGCGATGCGGGTTGCATGGCCGCAAAAGCAGGCTAGGTGCACGGTTCTGCGACCGGTTATGCCGGGGCTGGTGAGGTTATGACCACGGCCATCGACAACGCCAAGACCATGACGGTCACCGAGTACGCGGGCCACCGCGGTGTCAGCCAGCCGCTGATCAGCCGGTGGAAGTCGCAGGGTCGGCTGGTGTTGGACTCGAGCGGCCGCATCTTGGTGCGCGCCTCTGATCTGGTGCTCGACCAGGACATGCACCCGACGAAAGGCGGGCGTTCCGGATCTCGGGCCGCGAGCGAGCCGGTCGCGGCGCCGGCCCCGCCGAGCGATGAGCGCGACCCCAAGGGCGAAGGCGATGAGCTGTCGCTGGCGAATGCGGCACGGCTGGAGAAGGTGCAGAAGGTCCGCCTACTGCACATGGAGATCGAGGAAAAGGCCGGCAACCTGGTCAGCCGTGCCGACGTCGAACGCACCGCCTTCGACCTGGCGCGCCGCGGGCAGGAAGCGCTGATGGGTATTGCCGATCGCCTGTCTCCGCAGCTGGCCGCCGAGTCGGATCCGCACCGCGTGCACGTGCTGCTGAGCGATGAGCTGCGCCGCGTGTGCGAGCTGATCGCGTCGCTCGAACCCCAGCAGGCCGTCGCCGCATGACCCTCGACGTCATGCTGGCCATGGGCGCCGATCCGCTGCCGATCGCCGACGGCGTCGAAGCCTTCCGCGCCGGCTGGTCGAAGGGCTGGAGCATCCCGGCTCCGATGACGGTGGCCGAGTGGGCCGACGAATACCGCGTGCTGCCGCGCGCCGGTGGCAACGAGTCCGGCCCCTGGCGCACCAGCCGCACGCCCTACATGCGCGAGCTGATGGAATGCCTGAGCGCCCGCAGCCCGGTGCGCGAAGTCGTGTTCATGAAGTCCTCGCAGGTCGGCGGCACCGAAGCCCTGTTGAACTGGTGCGGCTACGTGATCCACCACGCTCCGGCGCCGATGATGGTGGTTCAGCCCACGGTGCAGATGGGCGAAGAGTGGAGCAAGCAGCGCCTGGCGAACATGATCGCCGAGAGCCCCGCGCTGGCCGAGATCCTGCCGCCGTCGAAGGCGCGCGACAGCGGCAACACGACGCTGAGCAAAGCCTTCCCTGCCGGTCACCTGTTCATCGCCGGCGCCAACAGCTCAAGCACCCTGCGCTCCAAGCCGGTCAAGTACCTGGCCATGGATGAGATCGACGAATACCCCGACGACCTCAACGACCAGGGCGGCGCGATCGAGCTCGCCGAGCGGCGCACCACCACCTTCCCCGGCCGCAAGATCCTCAAAGTCAGCACCCCCACGGTGAAGGGCGCCAGCAACATCGAGCGCGCCTACCTCGCCGGCGACCAGCGCCGCTACCACGTCCCATGCCCGCACTGTGGCGTGCGCCAGCGGCTGGTGATCGAGCAGCTGACTGAAGACGGCCAGTACCTGTGCGAGGCCTGCGGCACGCTTATCGCCGAGCACCACAAGCCCGCGATGCTCGCAGCTGGCGAGTGGATTCCGGACAACCCGGGCGCCGCCATCCGCAGCTATCACATCAACGCCCTCTACTCGCCGATCGGCCTTGGCGACACTTGGGCGGAGATTGCGCAGCAGCGCACCCGCGCCCGCACTGACGCCGACTTCGCGATCACCTTCACCAACACGATCCTCGGCGAGACCTACGAAAGCGAAAGCCAGAAGGTCGACAGCAGCGAGCTACTGGAACGCCGCGAAGCCTGGCAGCGCCGCACGCTGCCGGCCGGCTGCCTGGTGCTGACTGTCGGCATCGACGTGCAGCACAACCGCTGGTCCGTGCTGGTCTGCGGTTGGGGCCGCGGCGAGGTCTGCTGGTTCGTCGACTGGGTCGAAGTGCCCGGCGATCCCACGCGCGAGGAAGACTGGGACGCGTTGGACGACATCGTGTTCGCCCCGATCGCCAACCGCTGCGGCGTGCCGCTGCGCCCCGAAGTGGTCGCGATCGACTCCGGCAACTGGACGCACGAGGTCTACAACTGGGCGCGCAAGAACGCGGCCCGCGGCGTCATCCCCATCAAGGGCAGCAAGGACCCGACCAAGCCGATCATCGGCCGGCCTACCCTGCAGGACGTCAACTGGCGCGGCCGTACCCAGCGCCACGGTGTTCAGCTGTGGACGCTCGGCGTCAACACCACGAAGACCACGCTCTTCGCCCGCCTGATGGGCGACGCCGGCGCCGATTCCGACCAGCGCCGGTGCCACATCCCGGGCGACATGCCCGAAGAGTTCTTCCGCCAGATCACCAGCGAACGCTACGACCTGACGCTCAAGCGCTGGGTGGTCCGCGACAAGTCCGTGCGCAACGAGGCCTTCGACTGCTGGGTCTATGCCTACGCCGCCGCCGTGCACCCGCGTGTGCGCCTGCATGTCCGGCGCGATGCCGACTGGGCCGCGCTGGAGTCGAAGCTCGAGCCGGCGGTGATGGATCTGTTCACGGCGCCGGCTGAGAACAAGGCGCCCAGCGATGGCAGCGCGGACGCCGCGCCGCAGGCCTCGGCGCGCCAGACCGACCCCACCGAAAAGCACGCAGCGCCGGCAAGGCCGCTGCCTGCCCGCCCCCAACTCAAGAGGAACTGGTGACATGGACCGATCTGACCGCGGCCCGGGTTCCGTGCGGAATATGGGCGACGAACCCGACCTGATCCAGTGGGTGTACGACGCCGCCAAGGCCGGCATGAGCGTCGACGAAGTGCGCAAGAGCTTCGGCGCGCAGCGGGTCTACATCCCGGCCAAGCCGCAGCTCAGCAGCGAAGAGCGCGACCGCATCGCCCAGGAGCTGCAGAGCCGCACCGCTGCCGAGGTGGCCCGCCGGCACGGCATCAGCGTCCGGCAGGCGTACCGCATCCGCAAGCAGGCCAAGCCCAGCGGCCCGCCTGGGCTGTGACCCTGACATTTTGCCTAGCCGTGTCAGGGGGCTGCTTCGCAGAGTCCGCCCGGGCGCGGCATTCGCGTCGAATCGAAACCACCCGCCATGGCCTACACCCAAGCCGATCTTGACCGCCTCGACCGAGCGATTGCCAGCGGCGTGCTGACGGTCGAAGTCGCCGGCCGGCGCATGACCTATCACAGCATTGATGAGCTTCTGAAGGCGCGGTCGCACGTCGCGACGCAGCTGGCAGGCGTCAGCGCCAACGCGCGCACCGGCGCCACCAAGCGCTTCACCTTCGCCAGCCTGCGGGGCGACTGACATGGCCAAGCGCAAGCGCAAAGCCACCCGCGCCCAGCCGCGCCGGCCGTCCGAGCCGATCCCGGCAAAGCGCGCCTATGAAGGCGCCAACCCGAAGGACGGCTGGCGGCCGCGCCGCGGTGGCGCCAGCGCCAATGCCGACCACCGCGCTGACTCGATCCCGCTTCGCGTCCGGGCCCGGTCGCTGTACCAGAACGTGCCCTATGTCACCCGCGCGATCGACTCGCTGGTCGCGGCCTGGGTCGGCAGCGGCATCAGCATCTACAGCACCTCGAAGTCGAAGCGCACGAAGCGCCTGTACGAAGAGCGCCTCAAAACCTGGCAGTACGAATGCGATGCCGATGGGCTGCGCTCGCTCGACGCCATCATCCGCGACGCTGAGATGGCCGCGGCAGTCGACGGCGAATGCCTCATCCGCCGCCGGCCGCGCCGCGAAAGCGATGGCCTGTCGGTGCCGCTGCAGCTGCAGCTGCTCGAAATCGACTGGCTGGACAGCACGCGCAACGGGCCCGCGTCCAGCGGCAACGGCAGCGTGATGATCAACGGGATCCAGTACAGCGCCATCGGACGCGTCGAGGGCTACTGGCTGTTCGATGCGCACCCTGGTGACACGTACACCACCGCCGGCCGATTCGACAGCCGCCTGGTGCCGGCCAGCGAGATCATCCACTACTTCGAACCGAAGCGGCCGGGGCAGGGGCGCGGCATCAGTCGCCTGCACTCGATCATCGCCCGCGTGCGCGACTTCGCGCTGTACGAAGACGCCGAGCTGGCCCGCAAGAACCTCGAATCCCGCATGGGCGCACTGGCCTCGGAAGATCCCGAAGTCATGGCCAACCCGCGCCAGGGCGAGACCCTGGTCACCGACCAGCAGCTGGCCGAAGGCGACCTCGGCATGCTGCCGTCGGGCGGCATCACCCGCGTACCGGCCGGCATGAACATCACCATGGTCGAGCCGAAAGCCGCGCCCGGCATGGTCGAGTACTCGAAGCTCTCGCTGCACCTGATCTGCGCCGGCGTCGGCGTGCCGTACCACATGGCCACCGGCGACGTGAGCGAGGTCAACTTCAGCAGCGCCCGCATCCGCGACATCGACTTCCGCCGCGACGTCGACCAGCACCAGTGGATGTGCACCGCCCCGCGTCTGATCCGTCCGATCATGAAGTGGTTTGCTGACGCGATCGAGCTGGGCGAAGGCGTGCGCGCCGACTACGGGTTCGAGTACTCAATGCCGAAGTGGGACTACGTCAACCCCAAGCAAGACATCGATGCCGAGCGCGGCGCGCTCGAAGGCGGCCTGACCACGCTCAGCGAGTCACTGCGCCGCCGCGGCTTCAAGCCCGAAGAGGTGTTCGCCGAAATGGCGCAGGACTTCCAGGCCCTTGAGAACAGCGGCGCCATAAAGCTGCTGCAGCTGATGCGCGGGGCTCCGGCCGCTGCCTTGCCGCCTGCGGAGCCCGCGCAAACCTGATCGCGCACCCCCCTGACATTTTGCCTATTTCTGTCAGGGGGGTAGGGGGAAGCATGCGACCCCATGAACGCGAAAACCCGCACGCTGCCCAACCAGATCCGACTGGCGACCCTGCAGCCGGACACCTTCAACGCTGAAGCCCGCACTGTCGAGGTGGTCTGGACCACCGGCGCCCGCGTGCGGCGCTATGACTGGTGGGAAGGCGAGTACTACGACGAAGAGCTGGAAGTCTCCAGCGCGGCCGTCGACCTCGCGCGCCTCAGCAGCGGCGCGGCGCCTGTCCTGAACTCGCACCGCACCGGCGACCTGTCGAGTCAGATCGGCGTGGTCGAGCGCGCGTGGATTGATGGCAACGAAGGCCGCGCCGTGCTGCGCATGTCGGGCCGCGAAGACCTCGCCGGCATCGTTGCCGACATCCAGGCGGGAATCATCCGAAACATCAGCGTCGGCTACAGCGTGCAGGAGTACGCCGTCACCCGCGTGCAGGGCCAAGTGCCCGTCTACCGCGCCGTCCGCTGGAGCCCCTCGGAACTCAGCTTCGTCACCGTGCCGGCCGATGCACAGGCCGGCACGCGCGACGCCCCACAGCAGGGCACGCCCTGCGTCTTCAACGTCAAGGAAACCACCATGGACCGTAATGATCCGGCGGCCACCGCCGATGACGCCGCTGATCCCGCGGCCACCACTCAGCCGGCTGCAGCAACGGCCTCCGCGGCCACCGTCGACGAAGGCGCCATCACCGCGCGTTCGGCCGAAGTGATCGAGCTGGCCACCCGTCACGGCTTTGCCGACCGCGCCGCCGGCTGGGTGCGCGAGGGCAAGAGCCCCGACCAGGTGCGCAAGCTGATTCTGGACGACCAGGCCACCCGCGACGCCAACAGCGGCGGCCACGTCAATCGCATCTCGGCTGGCGAAGACCAGGCCGACAAGACCCGCAACGCAGCCGTCAACGTGCTGCTCGCGCGCGGTCAGGTGATCGACCCCACCAGCAAGCAGCGCATCGTCGTCGACGGTACCAACCCGTTCCGCGGCCACAGCCTGGTCGACATGGCGCGCAGCGCGCTTGAGCGTGCCGGCGTGCGCACCGAAGGCATGGACAAGATGCAGCTGGTCGGCCGCGCGTTCACGCAGGGCACCAGCGACTTCCCGATCCTGCTCGAATCGGCCATGCACAAGACGCTGCAGAGCGCCTACGCGCTCGCGCCGGATACCTGGTCGCGCTTCTGCGCCCGCGGCAGCGTCAGCGACTTCCGTGCGCACAACCGCTACCGCGTCGGCAGCATCGGCAATCTCGACGCGCTGAATGAGCACGGCGAGTACAAGAACAAGCCGATCCCCGACGGCGAGCGTTCGCCCATCCAGGCGGATACCAAGGGCAACACGATCAACCTGACGCGCAAGGCCATCATCAACGATGACCTCGGCGCCTTCCTGGGGCTGGCCACCGCCTTCGGCCGCGCTGCTCGCCGCACCATTGAGGCCGATGTGTACGCCCTGCTGGCGTCGAACCCGGTGATGCCGGACACCTTCGCCCTGTTCAGCACCGAGCACGGCAACCTCGCGAGCTCCGCGGGCGCGCCGAGTGTCGACACCCTCGAAGCCGCGCGCGTGCTGATGGCCAAGCAGAAGGACGTCGGCAACAACGACTTCCTCGACCTGCGCCCGGCCATCTGGCTGGGCCCCATGGGCACGGGTGGCGATGCTCGCGTGGTCAACGACGCGCAGTACGACCCGGACACCGCCAACAAGCTGCAGCGCCCGAACAAGGTGCGTGGCCTGCTGCGCGACATCGTCGACACGCCGCGCATCCTCGACACCAAGTGGTACCTGTTCGCCGATCCGAGCGAAGCCCCGGTGATCGAGGTGGCCTTCCTCGACGGCCAGGACCAGCCCTTCCTCGACATGGAAGAGGGCTTCAGCGTCGACGGTGCCCGCTGGAAGGTCCGCCTGGACTACGGCGTGGCCGCCATCGACTACCGCGGCGCCGTCCGCAACAACGGCAGCTGATCGGCGCACGCCGAACCCACTGACAGCCAAGCGCCCGGGCCCATTCGCGGCCCGGGCCACCAATCGAGGAAAGCAACATGGCTACCAACTATCAGCAGGCGGGTGCAGTCATCGACTGGACCAACGGCACCGGCGCCAGCGTCGCGGCCAATTCGATCGTGCGCATGGGGCACGTCCTGGGCGTTGCGCTCGCCACCATTGCCAACGGCGCGACCGGTGCGGTCGCTGTCGAGGGTGTGTTCTCCGGCATTCCCAAGGTGTCCGGCGCCGAGTTCGCGCAGGGCGAAAAGCTGGTCTGGGATATCAGCGCCAACAGCAATGCGGGCGCTTTTGACGACAGCGCTGCGACGCCGGCGACGGGCGATATCACGGGCGCTGCTGTGGCCTGGGTGGCAGGCACCAACGGACAGACCACCTGCACGATCAAGCTGACCCCGGGCAACGCGACCCGCACGTAACCCGAACCGCATCGCCCGGTTCGCCGGGCGGTGCGTGGCCCTTGCACAGGACTGCGCCGTGCTCGATCAGCTCAACGCAATCATCGGACTGGTGATCGGCCTGCTCACGATCTGCGTGATCTTGGGCGGCTGGCTGATCTGGCTGCACACCCAGTTCGCGCGAATGGATAAGCGCCTGGCGCTGATCGAAAACGTCGACCTGAGCGAGGACGTGAGCGACCTCAAGGATGAGCTCGAGTGGGTAGCGCGGATTCTGCTGGTGCTGGTCGATCGCGAAGGCGTCGACATCCGGCACATCAAGCGCCCAGAG